TGGCATATGTATATGACTCCTGAGCAAGCAAAAGTGGGTTTGGAAATATTTCATTCAGATAGAATAAAATCATTTAATCCACATTGTGGTGGGAGTTGGATGTATAAAGATTTAAGAGAGCAAACAATATATAAAGATTACATTTAAAGTTTTGAATAATAAGTTACAAATATCATTCGTTCAACCAAATTTCAGACAGGGGCCTGGTGGAATAGCTGCATACTTACCATATAGTTGTGGTTTGTTGTGGGCACATGCTCAAACAAATGAATTGGTTAAAGTTGGTGTTAAACTTCATAGAATAATCTATAATAGAGAGCCAATAAATCAATTGGCTATCGAATTATCTAAAATGGATATAGTTGCATTTTCAACTTATGTATGGAATCGTAATTATAATTTTACATTGGCTAAAAAGATAAAAGAAATCAACCCAAACGTATTGGTAATATTCGGAGGACCAGAACCACCAATTAGTGACTCGGAGATTTTTAGTAAATGGATGCCATTTACTGATTTAATTGTTAAAAGTGAGGGTGAGTTTATATTCACAAAAGTTTTAGAGAGTAGAGTATTGGGTAGATGGTATGATTTAATACCCGGATTACTTATAAACGTAAATGGTGAGGTTTTAAACACTGGAAATGCCGTTCGTATTGAAACATTGGATGATGTTCCATCTCCATATCTAATGGGTGTATTTGATGATATAATGCCATTGGAAAATGAATGGAACGGAACATTAGAAACTAATAGAGGATGTCCATATAAGTGCACATTTTGTGATTGGGGTTCTTTAACCTATAGCAAGGTAAAACAATTTGGTTTGACTAGAGTATTTCACGAATTAGAGTGGATGGCCAATAATAAGATAGGTTATTTGGATGTGGCTGATGCAAACTTTGGTATATTCGTTGAAAGAGATAATATGATTGTGGATAAACTAATAGAAGTTCAGAAAAGGACGGGTTATCCATATAGAACGGGGTGGAGTTGGGCTAAAAATCAGAAATCCGAAGTAGTTGCAATAGCTAAAAAGTTAATTAATAGTGGACACTTCAATAATGGTTTAACTATTAGTTTACAATCATTAGATGAGAATACCCTAAAGACAATTAAAAGAAATAATTTAGGTATTAATAAGATATCAGATATATTTGAAGAGTGTAGAATGATGGGAGTTCCTCTAAACACCGAATTAATCATTGGTTTGCCAGGTGAAACATTGGAAAGTTGGATAGATACGATGTTTGGTGTGTTAGAAGTAGGGCAACATGATAGTATTGAAGCATGGCAGGCTCAAATATTGGAAAATGCGGAAATGAATCTATCACAAAGAGAATCTCATACTATCAGAGGACAATATGTGTATGATTATTTCCCAAATGCTTCGGATGATGAGGCACCTGAACATAGTGAGATAGTTGTATCAACATCTACTATGAATATTAATGAAATGATAGAGGCTTATAAGTTATCTTGGTTTTTAATAACTTGGCATACGGGTGGATTCTCTCAAATAGCTGCCAGATTCATTAGAAAATATAAAGGTGATACCTATAAGGAGTTTTATACTAAATTTAGAGAGTTTTTACAATCCGATTCATTTTGGAAAGAGGAAGAAAATACTCTTAGTGAGATTATGATGAATTGGTTTGATAAAGGTGAGAGAATTGATACTATAGTAGGACCAGTTCGTATAAACGCATCTACAAATCAATATAGAACTCTATTTAGAGTTCATTCCGATGAGAGATACAAAGATATGTATGATTTATTGGGTAGATTTATTAATACATACGAATTACCATCAGATATTACACAAGATTTACTGATGTTAAACAAATGTGTAGTAGCTGAACAAAGAAATCTAATAGATTATTCATTTAATATGAATTATAATTTATTGGAATACATTATAGATATGGATTCCCAATTAAAAGAGGAAGAAACTACTATAAAAATAACATATCCACATGACCCGATTCGTAGTAAGGATTTGGCGTGGTTTATGGAAAGCTTATTCTTTGCAAGAAGAAGAAGTTTTGGTAAAAACTTTTTAGAAACAATAAAATAGAATTATGAAACATATATTATGCACGGGTTGTTCATTTACAAAGAATGTTAGGTTTAATCCCGATGCACCATTCAATCAAGGACCGGAGGATAGATATTCTTGGCCATATTACTTACAAAAAGAGTTGGGTGATGATGTATTGGTGTATAATTTAGGTGGGGCTACAAACGATAACGTTTCGATGTGTAGAATTATTTTTTATTGGATACAAAAGTTGATTAAGGAAGGAGTTGATGTAAAAGATATTCATACAATCATCCAATGGTCAGACCCAACTAGGCAATCTATCTATATTACCAATGATAATCCTAAAAAAATTATTGAACAAGCACACACACTTATGTATTGGGATAATTGGAAGGAAGAAAATGGATTATTCTTTTTAACAGGTGGTTATGCACCGCCTGATGATGCTTTAGATGGGCTGGGTATTGATAATGCTGTAAAGTATTGGGAATTGGAAGTAAATTGGAACAATATCCTTAATCAAACAATCAGTTGGTTGGAAGCTTGGTCTCATTTGGTATTATTTTGTGATAAAAATGAAATACAACATAATTATATGAGTATGAGGAATCCATATTCATACGAAGCCAGAGAAGTTTTATTTGGGGCACCTGAAAACAATTCGGATATACCAACAAAAACAATATGGTTTGATAAGCATGAGATTCTTAAACCATATATTAACGAATTGCCAATTGATAGTAAACTGCATTGGCATTATAAAAACTATAATGGTTTATTAGAATGGACAATCGATAATCATAACGATATTTCACCTTTTCAGGAATCAAATGGTAAAACATATGAAGAATATCTAAAGATACAAGATAATGGTTGGGGGCATCCATCTCCTAAAATGATGGAAAGATTTGTTAAAGAAGAATTATTAAAATTAATTAAGTAGTTATGAGAGCAGAACATATGATTGGCATTTCTAATAATTTCTATGAACCAACATATACTATATTTGATAATGCTATAGTATTGGGTCATAAAAAGACTGGAACCAGATTTTTTGCACATATGGCATCATACCCAATAAATCATTGGGAAGAAAATTATCAATATGATGTTTGTATGTTGAGAACTGATGATGGTGATGATAAAAAGGATGAAAGATGCTATGTTGATACATTGTGTGGGAAATATTTAGCAGCTATTTTATTTGGAGAGGGACATGATGTAACGTGGCCTGATTATGATTCGTTTTTTGAAAATAATGGGGTTAAAAATATGAATGAGTTTATGTTTGATAACCCAAAGAATACTTACATTATTATACGAAACCCAGTAGATAGATTTTTATCAGGTATAGTTCAGGTATTTGGGGCATATGTTGATGAAGTAATGTGTTTAACTGATGAGAGAAATAGAATAAAAAGACATATTGATATAACTGATGAGGAAATTGATAACGTTAAAACTTATTTAAATGATGTATTCAATATACATCACCCTGATACGGATAGTAAATTAGATAAAATTGCAGTTTCTAAAATAATCGGATATATAATCCAACACTATCCAAATTTATATTTGCAAGATATACATACTCAGAATTATTTATTTGGTGTAAAAGAAATCTTATATAACATAAAGGATAAGAGTAAAGTAAAGGTAATAGATTTGGCTGATTGTAAAAGTAAAGAAGCATTTGAATTGTTTAATACTTGGACTAACACTAAAGATTTCACGCCAATATTCAATGATATAAAAGAATACGCTTTATCAAACAAAATAATATACGATTATATTTTCAGATACAATGAAAATCAAAATAATATATTATCAATTCGTAATTATTTAAATGCTGAATATACTCATTATGAATCTCTAAAAAATAGTGAATTCTTTATAAAATTATAATATGGAAAATAAAAAATATTTGGTTGTATGTGGTGATTCTTTTACGGAAGGTCATATGCTGGGTGAGAAAGGTAGTTGGGCATATCCATTGGCAAAAAAAATGAACTTAGAGTTAATAAACCTTGCGGTAGGTGGTATGGGTAATGAGTGGATATCAAATATGTTAATAACATACCTACAAAGAAAAGAAATACCTATGAGTGAGGTTGTTGTAATGATAGCTTGGTCAGATGTATCACGTCAGATGACTTACTTTAATAATATTATGGGTGAACAAAGTAATAATATAACACATATAGTTCCTGGTGATTTATTAAGTAATAATGATGATTTGGAACATAATTCACCGCATGAAGAAATGATTTGGGTTTATGAAAATAGAAATTCATTGTTCCCTTTCTTTTCTAGCTTAACTTGGTGTTTGTTTAAAACATACCAATCTCTATTTTATACAAAACTATTTTTAGAGAGTAATAATATTCCATATGTATTTTTTGATGCAATAACTGATAATAGAATACATTATCAAAATGGTGATTCTTATTTTAAAGATAGTTGGAAATCGTTTTGGACAGAAAATTTACAAAGGTTGTTTTTAGATGATGAGCCTGAAATTATACAAAGTATGTTGAGTGAAGAAAACACACAATATATATTTGATGAAAAGTATATTGATATAGATGGTAAATCTATAATGCAATGGCTGAAAAAGAGTGGAAATGAAATATGTGAAATTGGAAACGAAGGTCACTTAAACGAATTGGGTGCAAAAATAGTTTCTGATAAGATTTTGAAAAAATTTACAAAAATATACGAAGTAGAATGAAAATACATTGTTTCGGAGATAGTTGGACTACAGGAATAGGCGTTGAATGGGAACCTGGCAAAGGTGCAATTCCAATGAATGAACGATATGATTTAAATTGGGATAGGGAAAAAGCAATGTATTCTTGGCCAGGTCAATTAAGAAGATTATTGGATGAAAAATATAAAGTAAATAATTTTGGGATACCTGGGTATTCTAATTTTGAAATATACAAAGATATATTTGATAACTTAAAAGAAAAAACAATTACAAAGGGGGATTTGGTTATAGTTTGTTTTTCATCTATAATCAGAGAACCATTAAATTGTTTAACAACCGGAAATGGGGATGTATATGGATTTATAAATTATTCAAATGCAGTTCATGTGGCACCTATGCAAGAATATCCAAATTGGATAGTTCAGTTAGAAGATACTGATATAAAATCAGCAGCAATTGAGATGTATATGAATTTTTTGGTAAATAGACTTAATTATCAATCTTTGTATGAAATATCAATGAACTATATTTGTAATTTGCAAGTGTTATTTGAATCATTGGGTATAACTTATTTATTTGTAAATGCGTTTGAAAATGTAGTATCTGATAAAGTATCATTTTATAATGAAATAAAAAAAGAAAATTGGATATTGCCAAATTACACATTATCGGAATATTTACTAGATAGAAAAGGTGAATTGGATGATTCATTACCATATTCATTATGGGAAGATGATTATAAAGATGTAGAAAGATGTTCAGATGGACCACACCCAAATAGAATTGGATATGGTTTTATTGCGAAATTAATACATTCGGAAATAGTAAAAAGAAAAATATTAAAAAATGCGAGCGTTATATAGTCATGGTGATTCTGTAGTATGGGGAGCTGAATTGGAAAATAAAAAATCAGAAAGGTTCTCATATCATATTGCTAATAAATTAGAATTGGTTGATTGTAATAATGCATCCGCTGGAGTATCTAATGATTATATTTATAGACAAACAATACGAGATGTTTCGCATTGGTTAAAAAATGGAGTTGTGTGGAGTGAAGATATGGGATGGATATCCGCATCTAACCTCATAGTAGTAATAGGATGGACCGCTCCTACTCGATTTGAATGGTGGGATGGCAATAAATACCAACAGGAAAGATTGTGGGTAGGATATGATAAGTGGGGTGAGCCTGATAGAGATAGAACAACCGAAGATCAATTTGTTTTAAATCAAACTTCGGATATACCATCTTATATTAGAACATTTAATCACGTTATCTCTCTATCTGCATTTTTAGAAAAGAATAATATACCATACTATTTCTTTAATAGTTTTTATGAATATAAACTTCCAAAAGAACCAACTAATTTAATAGATAATTATGGTAAACCGCATTTTCAACTAGATTTAAATTCATTATGGTCACAATTGCCAGATGAATTTACATTTGGAACTATGTATGAACATATAAAATTTATGGGTGAGGGGTTTTTACCACGCAATCATCCAACAAAAGAAGCTCATAGAGATTGGGCAGAATTTTTAATAAAAGAAATAAATGAATAAAGATAAATATATAATAGGTATATCGGCATTTTACCACGATTCATCAGCATGTCTATTTAAAAACGGAAAATTGATGTTTGCTTGTGAAGAAGAACGATTTAGTGGAATAAAGCATGATAGTTCATTTCCAAAGCACACTATAGAGTATATTTTAAACAAATATAAACTTAGTAAAGAAGATATACATGCGGTTTGTTACTATGAACAACCTAAATTAAAATTTAAAAGAGTTTGGGATAATTTTAAAACAAACTTTTTTAAAGCACCAATCCATGTAACTAAATCTTTGGTGGAAATTACTTCAAATAGGATAAAAATACATAAGTTACTAAAATCAATATCCGATACCATATTTTATTCAGAACACCATAAATCGCATCTTTATTATTCAGCATTTACTTCAGATTTTTTGGAATCCGATGTGGTATCTGTAGATGGGGTTGGTGAAATTGATACAATATCATATGGTTCTCATAAAGAAAAATCAATAAAGTATAAAAGTATAGCTCAATACCCACATTCATTGGGATTGTTTTATTCAGCTATGACATCTTACTTAGGATTTAAACCAAATGAAGGAGAATATAAAGTTATGGGGTTAGCATCGTATGGTTCTAAGAGTAAATACATTAAATTAATTGGACAACTTATAAAATTTGGTGCTGGTAGATTAAATTGTGATATGGAGAAGTTTTGTTGGGATAGGGATGATAAATTAATGTTTAATCACAAATTAATTGAATATTTAGGAATTTTACCGAGAGATTCAAAAGACCCAATTACAGCGGAACATGAAGATTTGGCATTTGCGATTCAACAGGTATATGAGGATGTCCTATTTACAATTTTAAATAGTATAAATACGAATGGTAATACTAATTTATGCTTGAGTGGTGGGTGTGCATATAATGGAACGGCTAATGGTAAGATATTTCGTAATACAAAATATAAAAAATTATGGATTCCATCCGCACCATCCGATGCAGGCTCTGCTATTGGTGCTTGTGTTCATTATAGTGTATTAACTGATAAGGAATTTAAGGGAAAAATTACAAGAAATCCATTTTTAGGACCGGAATACGGATATGGTAGGGTTGTTGAAACAATAAATCCATCTAAAGTTGTAAAATATAACAACGATGAGGATTTATTAACTAAAGTTGCTGAAGAATTACATAATGAAAAGGTAATTGGTTGGTTTTATGGGAGTATTGAATTTGGAGCTAGGGCTTTAGGTAATCGTTCAATCCTTGCATCACCTTTAAAGGCTGAAATGAAAGATAAGATTAATAAAGTAATTAAAAAGAGAGAAGGATTTAGACCATTTGCACCTATGGTATTGCAAGATGTGCAAGATAAGTATTTTGAAACCGAAGGAGACGTTCCATATATGAATCAGGTGGTTAAAGTTAGAACAGAATATCAGGAAAAATTGGGAGCAGTAACTCATGTGGATGGAACTGCAAGAATCCAAACCATATTTACCACCTCAAATAACCGAATATACAGGTTATTAAGGAAATATGAGAAATTAAGTGGATACCCAATTTTATTGAATACTTCATTCAATATAAAGGATAAAACTATGGTTTTGACGCCGGAAGATGCCTTAAAAACCTTTTATGATACGGAAATGGATGTGTTAGTATTGGGTAATTATATTGTTTACAAATAATTTAATATTTATATATACAAATAAGATATTATGGCTCAAATAGATTGGACAATCAGACAATTAGAAAGACACATTGTAAATGGTATCGTTACAAAAGTGTATTGGAAATGTGAGGTTGTGGATGGTATGTTCACTGCCGCAGCACAAGATGTTGTTACAATATGTAATGATTTAAATAATGTTGATACAAACGCAGCTGAATTTGTTCAATTTCAAAACCTAACTGCACCTCAATTGGTTGAGTGGGTTAAGAATAAATTAGGAACTGAAGAGGTATCTAGTATAGTAAGTGGATTAACTTATAACATAGATATTCAAAAGGATTACGCTACTAATTTTGTATATGGATTACCTTGGGAAGTAGCCCCAACTGAAGAAGAAACAACCGAATAAGAAGAATATAATACATTCGATAATAGTAATAGATTCCTAATACGATATTTTAAAAAAAAATTGTGTTTTGGGGATTTCCCTTATATTTATATGTGTATTTTGTTTGGAAGTACACGGAATTAAAATATAATAACAAATATATAAATAACAATGGCAGAAAGAATCGTATCACCTGGTGTTTTTACAAGAGAAAATGACCTATCCTTCTTAGCGCAAGGAGTTGGTGAAATTGGAGCAGCATTTATTGGACCTTTTAAGCAAGGACCGGCATTTATTCCAACAATCGTAAGAACCCAATCAGAATTCGAAGATATCTTCGGAACACCCGATGGAACATATTACACAGAATATGCAGTTCAAAACTATTTAAGAGAAGCTGGAACGGCTACCATCGTAAGAGTTGGTGGAATTGGTGGTTATACACAACCACAACCATTTGCTTTAAGAATTACAGGTTCTGCTGATGGTGATAATTCGGATGGTAGAATATTTGCAGTATTATTCGCTACGGGTTCTAACAATCAACCTACAGGATTTACAGGTTCCATTTCAGCAAGTCAACTATCTGATAGTTCATCTTTTCAAATAAACAATGCGGGTATAATGGGAAGCTCTTATACATTAAATTTACTACCTTCATCAACTAATGATGTTAGTGATGTATTTGGTGAATCTCCATTTGGAACTAAAGCACCATATACTTATGTATATTTTGAAAATTATGCAGCAACATTAAGTGGTGCTGATTATGGTATCCAAAGAGTTACCATCCCAACACAAGATTTCAGACAAGATATTACATACGCTTCAACTCCTTGGGTTCAATCTCAAACGGGAAGCGCACAAGACCCATCAAGCGATTTATTCCGTTTCCACACAATTGGTGATGGAACAATCTATAACACAAAATACAAAATTGGTATTTCTGGTGTTAAAGCAGCTGGTGAAGATGGTTCAACTGATTATTCTGTATTCACTGTAACTGTAAGAGCATTTAGTGATAGTGATAGAAGAAAGGTGGTTTTAGAAACATTTAACAATGTAAACTTAGACCCTGCTTCTCCAAACTTTATAGCTAGAGTAATTGGTGATAGAAATGTAACTATTGATTCTGATGGTAAAATTACTGAAAATGGTGATTACTCAAACAAATCAAAATATATTAGAGTTGAAGTAAAAGAGCAAGGCACATATCCAATATCAGCAATGCCATTTGGACACTCAGCATACTATTCACCAATTGATGATGGACAAAATGGTAACTTATTACCAGGTGTTCAATATTCAACTGGTTCTAAAGATAACACAACTTCATCTACTATTAGATTTAGTGGTTTGGATATTGAATCTACTTCATACAAATTGGACATGGTTCAATTTTTAAAACCAATACCTACTGGAGTAACGGGTAGAACTTCAAATAACTTCACATTCCACAATTCTCCATTTAACTATGTTCCAACAGGTTCAGCAGCGTTGGATATGGCTAAGAGACAAATGATATTATGTTTCCAAGAAGGTTTTGATGGATTAAATCCAATTATTAAGCCAGCATTAGGAACATCTATTTCAACAGCAAACGTGCAAGGACTTGATTGTTCAACTTCAATAGCAAGTGGTTCGGTGGCATACGCTAAAGCAATCGCAGCAGTATCTAACCCTGATGAATATGATATTAATATGGTGGTAACTCCAGGCATCATTAGAAGATTACACTCTAATGTAACTGATAGAGTAATCGATATGGTAGAAAATAGACAAGATGCATTCTACATCGCTGATTTCAACGGAGCAGGTGATACAATCACACAAGCAACCGATGAAGCATCTTTAGTAGATTCAAACTATGTTGGAACTTACTATCCTTGGGTTAAAACTATCGATGGTAACACAAACAAATTAACTTCAGTTCCTCCATCAACTTTATTACCAGCAGTATTTGCAGCTAACGATAGATTGGCAGCAGAGTGGTTCGCACCAGCAGGTTTAAATAGAGGTGGTATTACGGGAGCAGTTTCAGTATTGAATAGATTAACACACTCTGAAAGAGATACTTTATATGAAGCAAAAGTAAACCCAATCGCTGTATTCCCTGGACAAGGTATTGTAGCATACGGACAAAAAACATTGCAAGATAGAGCATCGGCATTGGATAGAATCAACGTAAGAAGATTACTTATCACTGTTAAGAAGTTCGTAGCATCTACATCTCGTTTCTTAGTATTTGAGCAAAATACTTCAGAGACTAGAACTAGATTCTTAAACACTGTTAACCCTTACTTTGAAGCAATTCAACAAAGACAAGGACTTTACGCATTCAATGTGGTAATGGATGAATCTAACAACACACCTGATGTTATCGATAGAAACATTATGGCTGGACAGATTTTCTTACAACCAACAAAGACAGCTGAATTTATAGTTATTGATTTCAACATCTTACCAACTGGAGCAACATTCAGCGCATAAGATAACGAAAAAATAATTAGTGTATATTTATTATTAATAAAACAGATAAAGAAATAAAATGGCAGAAGTATTAGAGTTTGATAAGATGTTCTATACGAACTTCGAACCGAAGATGAAGAATAGATACGTTATGGAAATTGACGGTATCCCTTCTTACTTAGTAAAATCAGCAGCTAGACCTTCAATAACTTTTGAAACGATTGTGTTAGACCACATCAACATCAAAAGAAAATTACAAGGTAAGGGTGATTGGCAAGATATAACAATTACATTGTATGACCCAATTGTTCCATCAGGAGCACAATCAGTAATGGAGTGGGTTCGTTTAGGACACGAATCTATTACTGGTAGAAGAGGATACGCTGACTTCTATAAGAAAGATATTACTTTCTATATGTTAGGACCTGTTGGAGATAAAATCGAACAATGGACAATAAAAGGAGCATTTATTAACTCTGCTAACTTTGGTGACCTTTCATTTGATTCTAACGAACCTGCAACTGTTGAATTAACTTTATCTTACGATTACGCAATCTTAGAATTCTAAAAATATTCCTTACGGAAGCTACCGAAGGACAACCCTCACCAGAAATGGTGGGGGTTTTTTATTTCTAATTTTTTTAAAAACATATATTTATATATAAACAAATACATACAAGTTATGACAGAACAAAAATACGATTTTCCAACCGAAGTGTTGGATTTACCATCAAAAGGATTGGTTTA